GGGAGCTCTTTGCCGCGTTTAAGGCTAGACTGCTATCATTTACGCAGTTTCAGGAAGAAGTCCGAATTTCCACCTGATCCACTGAGTCTGGAAACCAGATCCCATGGACGCCAATACCTTGTAGGTAGACATACCGTCGCCTTGTTTTATGCCAGCGTCTTCATAAATTCTCTGAACATCAAAATACTCACGCATTGTGACGTCCTGCTCAGAACAAGCTGCAGCGAGAACTAATGCTTCAGCCCTTGCTTGAGGAATCCCAGTTTTCTTTTCATTATAATCCCTGTAACGTTCAGGAAAAATTAAATTGAAAATAACTTCATCAATGTTCCTTTCCTCCCCACTATACGTCCAAGTACGTGAAAGAAAGTGCGGATTATCTCTGAAGCTTCCTTGGTCTTCATCAGTCAAAGTAGTTGAAATGCCAAAATACCTTTTAATCAATTCACAATGCTTCTTCGCATCCCACGGTTCGCGACTAAGATAATAAGTAAGATTATCGTCTCCACATTTAAGGCTCTTGAAACAACTCGGGTTACATCCCTGCATTAAAAGCGCCGTGAGATCGACAATCTGATTAATTATCGTGTTAATCGCATACGTTGCGAGTGAACCTGATACTTGACAAGCGTTAACATGGTAGATACCATCGAAACAGTGAATCTCCTTGTGAATATAGCTATATTTCATAGCCATAAACAGTCTTTCATCTTCAAAAGACAAGTGACCAAAACAAGGCCTGATTACATGATCGAATACATCTTCGATCAACCATGCCGGCTGACTGACATCGAATTTGGAATAGTCAGAACTATACCATCTATCGTAATGATTACGAGTAATGGCTATCCATGACCTAACCTCATCTTGAGTCATACCACCTTCACCCCACGGGATGTTGCGGAATAAATCAGTGAAAGGGACCAGAAATCGTCCATCCAAAAGGAGGGCCCTGATATCCTGCATCAAGATTATTCTGCATCTCCACTTCCAGGTCGTTTTACTCGTGGGCTTTGAGTTACTCGACCGGTGACTTACTACAAGCGGCAATTCATAGCTGCCTCTATCCATGATAGTATTCATGTTTGAGACACACCATTCAACAGCGTCTTCAAGATTCTCGCCCTTCGACCTCTTTCCAGTCTCAAAAGCGAAATACCCCGCGTTCTTATCAAGGTTCTTTCTGACGTGTTCCGACTCGGCTACCGCGCCAATTTCAGCCGGTTGTAAACACCTACCTCTCAACAATTTCAGAACATCTCTAGCTACTAAACTTCTAGCGGTTCGATAATGCTCATTCCATCGTAATGATCGGCATTGTTCACGGCAGTAAAGTTTCATATTCTCTGTTAACTGCTTAAGAGAATAGGCTGAGCGTCCTGGCGCCGTCATCGCAGGATCGTTTTCACAGGAAAGATGTGATAAACGATTTTGGATTTTCTCCAACTCAGCAAGTTTGCCCGGAAGGGCGTAACGGTAAATAGCCTCTTCTTGGTGATCATCATGTAGCTGTCGTAGATGATCGGACCCGTAGACACGCCTGAAATAGGCGAGCTCGGACGCCGGGTATGCGCTATCGTTGCTACTCACCCCGTCGGACTGGCTAGGTCCGTTTGTGATTAGACACGCCTTCATTGCGTATCCCTCCTTT